TTAAAAATTATCTTTTCTTTCCAGCGTTTCTAGTTTATTTATCATATCACTTTTCATTTGATTTGTTACGTGTGTATATATTTCTAAAGTAGTTTTATGGTTACTGTGACCAACTCTCTCCATGATAGTTTTTAAAGGGATGCCCATTTGTGTTAAAAATGAGATATGGGTATGTCTTAATGTATGGGTTGTAATTTTTCTGCTTATTTTAAGATTATCGCATGCCTTTTTTAATGCCTCGTTTACTCTATTAAAATAAATTGGATTTCCACGATAGTTTGTAAATACAAATCCCCTATCAGTATATCTGCTATCCCACTGATTAGCTTTTTTATTTTCTAAAATACAAGACTTTAGAATCTCACAACTTCGATTCGTTAATTCTATTGTTCTGTAGCTAGATTGGTTTTTTGTAGTATCTTTGACACCATAATGACCATTTTCATTTTGAATTCTTAATATTGTTCCATCTATAGTTAGTTTTTTGTTTTGAAAATCAATATTATTAGTTTCAATTGCTAATAACTCACCAATCCTCATACCATTTAAAGATAAAAAATTAACAATATAATACATAAATAAATAATGTCGTTTATTATCAATGTTATTTGCAGTTAATTTCATAACATAAATTTCATCTAGAATTGATTTTAATTCATCTTTTTCAAGATAGTTATTCTTCTTTGCTCGTATTTCTTCATATGTTTTTGTTTTGATTGGTACTTGAATATCATTAATAAATGGAAAAGATATACCATAATATAGTTTTATATGGTTCATTACGTTCTTAAAGATTCTTAGAACATCTCTATTGGTTTGATTAGAATAATTAAACTTTCTCAACTTATCAAAACAATTTTGTAAATAAGGTAAATTAAGCTTATGTACTAATATATCAAAATCAAGTATTTTACTTAATATTTTGCCTTTAGTTAAATATGTGATCATTGTAGAATATTTATTTTTACTATTATTTTTATAATGTTTCTCCCACATTTGATACGCAATTTTAAAGGTTAGTGTGTCATATCCTTCGATTTTAACTTGATTTTTTAACTCCTCAATTTTTTCATCTAATAATTTAAGTGCTTCTTTTTTAGCCTGCTTAGTCTTGGAATTCATAACTACGCTAACTCTTTTAACTTTACCAGTCAGATCATCCGTATATCTTTCGTAAAATCTATATTTAATTTTATTATTACTACTTTTATATTCAGTCATCCACATGTTAAATACCTCCTAAATCGATTTAATACCTACTAGACGATGCGTTTTACTTCTATTCATTAGTAACTCCAAACGTCGATAAGCGTCCTTAAACGACACTCTAAAATACTCTATAATTAAATCTACAGTCCATAAATTATTAGATACTATTAAGCGTTCAGGCATACGTAATAATAATGAAAACTTTTCAGCTTCAGCTTCAGCTTCTTGTTTATAATTAAATAAACCTTTCATTTTTGTTTGATTACCAAAATGCATATAGAAATGAGCGAACTCATGACAAAATTCACGCCACATATTTTCAGGACTATCACTTCTAACGCATATGACATCTCTATTCCTTATCTTTGCATATAGTGTAGTAGGCGAGTTATAGACTACTATGATGTTATATATGCTACTTATATAATCAATATTTAAATCATTTCTATCCAAAATTGTATATGCTGTAATTTCGTTAACAACGTCTTCCACTCTCATAAAATAACCTCCCCGATATTAATCAAATGATCTAATTAATTTAATAACTTTGCCGATGATATTAATGTTATTTATATCTTCGATAGGGTGGGTTGTATTATCAACAGATACATAGTTAGATAGTTTTTTAATCTCAAAGCTTGCTTCATCACAAAATCTTATTTCAGCTACATATTTCGAAAAAGGCGTACCATTAAATTCATCATCAAGTATGACTATATCTCTATCGAATAATAGTGGTTCTATATTATCTGTATCATCAAAGTAGATGCAGATACCTTTATCATTATTCTCAATTCTCTTGTTATCTTTTGAAGTAGCAAAATTAGTAATATCCATTCTAAATTGTTTATATCTTTCTGGTATTTCAATTAAAGTGTTCGTATTCATGTTAAATTCCTCCTAATATTAGAACGTATGTTCGATTTAAAGTTGTAATAAAAGCCGACCAGTATATTTAGTGGTCAGCTAAATTTAAAATCTATTATTGATTTTTAATCTTATGAATCTTCTTATTGTATATCTATCATATCTTTATCTGAAAAGAATTTAGGTAATGTCACTTCTGAGCCAGATACTGTTTCATATGAAGTTAAATCTTCAAATTGACTATAAACTGTTATATAATCATCTTCTAATATTCGGTTATCATTATTAGATAGATCTACTATTTCCACAAGAACAACACTACTATATTCATCATCTATAGCTATTCGATAATTACTATATATGTCTTCCTCTAATACTTGGATAACTTTTCCTTCAAATTTATAAGGTTTACCTATAAAATCGTTTGGATTTCTTTCAACATCTTTGACATTAGTAGCATTTAAAATATTAAATTCATCTTTAGGTGTATTCATAAATTTATGTTTCTCTTTATATTCTTCCGATTCTTCTTCTACCTCATCATTGTCATTGTCTACTTCTTCAATTTGACTATCTTCTGATTTGTCGTTATTTGAGTTAGATTCTACTTTGTTGTCAGAGTCTACACTAGGCGAAGTTATAGCAACTAATATTCCCATTAACATAATTGCAGAAAACATTACAGAAATGATAATTAAAGCAATTTTTACCCATCTAGGCATGCTGTTATTTGGTAATTTTTGAAAGTTTTTTTTATTTTTCATTTATATATCTCCATTTTAAAGGAATTTTTGAATACTATCATTTAGGACTTTTTTGTATTTTAAAATATCAATAGGTGTTTTGAAATCTAATGTAGTTTTATTATCATCGTTAAGAATTAAATAATTTCTACTTTTTGTGAAATAAATTCTTGTTAACCATTTTCTAATATTGTCATCAATTAAAATGTTAAAGTAACTCCTATTATCTCGATAATTAACCCTTTCAGTGTCAATTGAGTCAGATAAAATAACTTTAATAATTGCATATACTTCCAATTCTTCTGGAGTAGTAACTATTAAATCTTCTTTTTTAATATCATCATTAGTTACTTCAACGCTCTTAACTTCAATTTTATTATCAGAACTATTATTTAATGCAGCATTAAGTTTGTCAGTAACTTTTTCGTTGACTAACAAATTAAATGTATTTTTAATGGTAGGAGTAAAGCGATCAATAATAGACTTTGTTTTAACACCTTCATATACTGAACTTAATATCACCTTTACAAATTCATCAGAAGGGTTATCTAATTCTTGAGTAAGATAGGTTTTAATCAAATTTACATATTTCAATTCATAAGCAGAGCTTGAAATGTTTTCGATATCAAATAGTTCTTTGGTAAATTTAAAAATTTCTTTAACATGATTGTCTTTTAAATTGAGTAAGTCAAACACTAAAAATGGCTTTGAATCCATTTTATTTGGTTCTTCTAGATCAGTGAAAAATCTATATTCAATACCATTTGTTAATATACCGAACTTAGAAGTACTAGTTCCATAATACCTAAATAACTGAGAATCATGATTGGTTAGTTTCTCATTAACTGATTTACATTCAATTAGTATAGTTGGGTTGCCATTATCCATTATAGCGTAGTCAACTTTTTCTCCTTTTTTAATTCCAACATCGGCTATATATTCCGGCGTAAATTCTAGTGGATTAAAAACATCATATCCTAATTTTTGAAAGAAAGGTAAAATAAGAGCGGTTTTTGTTGCTTCTTCAGTATGCACCTTGTCTTTTAAATTGATAATTCGTTTTGACAGTTCTTCCAGTTCTTTAGTAAATTTCTCCATATTTATTCCCCTTATAATTATTATTTTAGACAATTTCTCTTTTTTATTATAATAAATATATCTCAATGCTTTATTAATTACGCACAATCTAAAATTTCAATAAAAAATATAAACTAACTAGATGTTAGTTCATATTCTTTTCTATTTTTCGCCCTTAGCGCGTTTATCTTTCTCTATATAATAGTCTGTTAGGTTAGATATTTCTTTCATAATTTCTTTCTTTCGTTCTTCAGAAAGTTCATCCCAACCTTCTTTATCAGAGAACATTAATACTTCGGCGTCTTCTAGTAGGTTAATAGAACCTTTGTTTTTTCTACCATGTAATTCATCAAGGGTTACATTAAAATAATCTGCTATTTTGTTCTGTATAACATTATCAGGCATTCTCCTGTTTTGTTCATAACTAGCATAGGTAGTTTTTGCTACATCTAATATTTTTGCCATTTCCATTTGAGTTAAACGTTTTTCTTTTCGTAACCTTTGAAGATTTGTAGCGAACATAGTATCACCTCTTGTATGTATTATATACACAATATGCGTACTTTTTGAACTCTTTTCAATACATGTATTACAAAAAGAATATTTATCGTTGACAAAGTACGCGTAATGTAATACATTATAAGTACGCACTACGTAATACAAAGGAGGTGCCAAAAATGAATAAACTAAAAGAATTAAGAAAATGTAATAAATATACTCAATTAAAAGTATCCAAAAAATTAAATATACCTAAAACAACATATGCAAGCTACGAGCAAGGTTATAGGAGTTTGCCTGTTAAAACCGCTATATTACTTGGTGCTATATATGATGTCGATTGGAAAATTTTTTTTGAAGATGAAGTACGCGATACGTACGATAAAGCTTGTAATTAGACCATATGATTTATTCGACCAACACAAACTAATTATAACTATTAAGCAGTGAACATGATAGACCAGTCAGTTCACGGAAAAGGAGGGTAAGAAGTGGCTAAAAAAATAGTCATCTATTACTTCTACGACAAAGAAGGTAATAGACGACCTGTAGAAGTTGGCACATTAGATAATTTAGAAATGTCAATTACTAAAAATATGATTAATAAGCAAATTCAATATATGCCACATTTGAAAAATAATTATTATGTACAAATCGATAGCATTGAATTCAAGTTAGATTAATCGAGACCTAAGTAACTTTTCATAATAAAGGAGGACAAATGAAAAAATTTAAATTGTGGAATCACCATCAATACGAAATAAGTATTAAGAAGTTTAAAGCACTACATCTAATAACTCTAAATATAGTGCTTATAACTTATACGTATCAATTCTTAAAACATTGGTGGTTAGAATTCAAAGATTACGAAAACGCTTTTGAATTATATTTCAAAACGACTCATCATTTTGAACGTTCATCTAAAAATTTTGATACTAAAGATAATTGAATTTTTGAATTAGTTTTCATAAATTCCTCTATTAAAAATTTATCAGTTTTATTTAAATGTTTAGTTACAGATAGACTTTTGAATAAATTTTCTAAATCAGTACTATATTCATGCCAATTATCATTAACAAATTTATCAGTGTTCATGTTAACACCACCTTTCAAGTCTAATGATACAAATCGGAAGGTCGTTTAGTAAGACAGAACATAATAACGAACATGTTGGCGTTCTAGTAGAGCGTTTACGAGCGAGAGTGAGCGATGATACGAGCCACGCTTAAATACATTAAATAGTCATTGCGACGACTAAATGTTGTATTAGAACGCCAACAAAAGAAAAGGAGGAAATCTAATGATTAGAGATAAACAAAACGTAGTAACTGTTTTACCTAGTAATCAAAACACAATATTAGATGAAGAAATTTATATTGAGCCTATCTATATTAAGGCTACTAGAGCTTGCGAGTTATTCGATTTATCAAGATCTACAGTAAATAAATACCTTCAAGAAGCTGAAGAAGACGAAAGGTATCGAAATAGAATATCTATAGCAGTCGCTCAAAATATTTTATTAGTAAATATAAGAGTATTTGAAGAATTTTTAAGAAGTAAGCACAAGAAATTTTTATAGGAGGGGATTTAAATGAAACTAAAACAAATTTTAAAAATAACACTCCTAATCATCATCTTGGCGGAAGAGATTAAGAGTGTAGTATGAAATTAATTAGGAGGAATGAATATGGATGATGAAAAACTTTTAATGATGTTTACTGTTTTCACTTTGTGTATAAATCTTCTCGCTCTATTAGTAAATCTTTTTCTGTAGAAATTTCAATTTTCTTTGTTTTTCTACTAGTTGCTATTTTGAAATTCAAAGATTTATAATCGAACGGTTTGTCTATTTCATTTTTCATAAATTGTAGATAACATTTTTGGGTTTGATAAGCTGATAAATTTATCGGTAACCCATGTGTCTTATGATGATCATCAAAAAATTTTCTACTCATAATATTTTCAACATGATAAACAACTTCAATTTTTTCATTATTAGATGTTGTTTCGATACCAGTAATTGAAAATGGTTTATTGGATTTATTTATAAATATAAATTCAATATAAAATTCTGCACGAGAATCAACAATTTCATTAATTTTTACATCAAACTTAGTTCTTTGTTTCCAAAATAAAAACCAAAAGTTAATTACGGAAAGTATAAAGCCACCTATTGCTAAAACCGTTTTTATCAGTTCTACATCAATATATTTAAGAATATTTATCACCACACTTTCATAACAAATTAAACTAATTGTACCAAATAAGTATAGTTAGTGAATAAGAATCGAAAAAACGATTTAATTATAAAAAATAAAAGAAAAAGTGTCCGTTTTATATAAGTTAACGGTATTAGTATTTAGGGGAGAGATTCCTCGAAAAATTAAGGAGGTCATTTACATGACAAACGCAATTATAGAGAAACAAAACATTTCAGAAATGTTCAATATTCAAGAGAAAGAAAATGGAGAAATAGCCATAAGTGGTCGTGAACTACATGAAGCACTTGGTGTTAAAACAGAGTATAAAAAATGGTTCAGTAGAATGTCTGAATATGGTTTTGATGAAAATATAGATTATACAAGGGTGACCCAAAAATGTCTTACCCCTGGTGGATATCAAAACTTAACAGACCATGCACTAACTTTAGACACTGCAAAAGAAATTTCAATGATACAACGTAGTGAACCAGGCAAGCAAGCTAGGCAATATTTTATTCAAGTAGAGAAAGCTTGGAACAGTCCAGAAATGATTATGCAAAGAGCTTTAAAAATAGCAAATAACACAAAATTACAACTTGAAGCACAAATTGAAAGAGATAAACCAAAAGTATTATTTGCAGATGCAGTAGATACAAGTACAAGTTCAATACTTGTTGGAGAACTCGCTAAATTACTTATTCAAAATGGTGTGCAAATCGGACAAAACAGATTGTTCCATTGGTTAAGACACAATGGTTATTTAATTAAGAAACAAGGTGAGTCTTATAATTTACCAACTCAAAGAAGTATGGATCTAAAAATAATGGACATCAAAAAGAGAACTCAAAACAATCCAGATGGTTCAATAAGAGTTACAAGAACAACAAAAATTACTGGTAAAGGACAACAATACTTTATTAATAAATTTCTTAGTAAGGAGGACATGTAAATGAATGGTGAAGAACGTGTAATTTTAACAGAAGTTGTAGAAATTTTAGAAGCAGTAGTTGAGGACAAAAGAGAAACTTATACATTAGTAACAGAGTTTAATGGAGATAAGACTTTTCTTAAGGTTGATAGAGAAAAACAACTAGAGTCAAGTATAGAGTGGGCAATAAATCATATAGAAGGAAATATTGATTTAGGCATAAAAAAATAACTGAACTAGGTGACCAAACCTAGTCCAGTTACACTCAACGACCAAATTGAGATTTTAGAACACATCATTTATTCGACCAAATGATGATACTTATATATTAACGCATGGCTTGTGAACTTTAAAGACAGAACAGTTAACCAAACAATACAAAAATAAAAAATAGAGAGGAATTTTAAAATGAAACACGTAATCAATAGACAAATCGAACGAAGGGGAATTACGCAACAGAGTTTGGCAGATATGGGTTTAACTACAAAAAGTAATGTATCAATGATGGTTAAAGGAGATAGAAATATTTCTTCTGACACTTACAGAGCATTCGCAACAAACAGTAATGATGGTGTATTTGTAACAGATACATTAAATGAGTTTTCAAATGGTTTTTCAACACCAGCGCATAATGACGAAGTTTACTATGACCACCCTGGATTAATTAAAAACCAGTTAATCAAAGAAATGAAAGAAGCTATTTACGCTTTAGAAAACTGTAGTTTCTTGAAACGACCAGAATTCATGAGTAGAGAAGAAAAAGACAATGTTTTATCAACGATGTCTGAATGTAAAGACGTATTGTTTCAAGGACAAATGTTTCTAAACAAAGCATGTGAACATATTGAACAAAATCCTAGAGATGTAGCAAAAGCACATGAACAGAAATTAAAAATGGAACGCAGAATATAGGAGGGATTAAATGAATATTTTAAAGTATCCGTTATTAACATTAGTACTTGTGGTTGAGTTCTTTATTATATCAAGTTTTTCAGTTACACCAATAGAACATTCATTAATGTTTTGGTTAGCTACAGTAATGTTTTTCGAAATGTTCGACCACTTATTCAACGATTTGAATAACGAAGAAGATATTTAAAGGAGGGATCTAAATGTTAGAAGTAGGAGAAAGACGTTATAGCAATTTTCAATTACAAGGTTTCTGGTTTGAGAAAGAAGTTTTTTACTACGGTGACTATGTCGATATGAAAATTACATGTAATAGAACAGAGCAATTAGTTGTATCAGCTTGTTTCACGTCTGCTGATGATTATGAAACGCAAAAAGAAAACATCATAGCAATGTTAAATGACTATCTAGACAAAAATACGACCGAAAACGAAAGATTATTTAATTACTTGACCAGTAAGAATTGGAACCATGATTTATTCGACTAAAAAAGATGAAAGGGGCGATTGAAATGGAACATTGTTCATTTGATCCAGCTCATGAAGAAGCGATGTATATGTTAGAAAAGGAACGAGATGAAACGAAGTTTGAAGAAGATTATTGTCATTATATTCCGTATGAAGAATAAAAAAAGCGCCATATAAATAGGCGCGAAGTTAACTAATTAATTATATCTAAATTATAACATGGGAGTGAATAATATGGGACAAATATCAACTGAGATATTTAATGAAGATATTAGCACCAAAGACATGAATAGACAAGAGTGGTTAAAACATAGACAAACTGGATTAGGTGGTTCAGATGCAGGGACAGTCCTTGGAATAAATAAATGGAAATCGCCTATTCAGTTATATTTTGAAAAAACACAACCAGAATTAAAACAAGAAATAGATAACGAATTTATTTATTGGGGCAATGTTCTTGAAGATGTAGTAGCAAAAGAATTTACAGAACGAACTGGGAAAAAAGTTAGGAAAGTAAATAAGATGTTTAGACATCCAGAGCATAAATTTATGTTAGCTAATATAGATCGTGCAGTTGTTGGTGAAAAAGCTGTATTAGAATGTAAAACTACTTCTGAATATAACAAAGACGCTTGGAAAGATGATGAAATTCCAGATAGTTACATTGCACAAGTTCAGCATTATATGGCTGTAACAGGTTATGAAAAAGGCTATATTGCAGTATTAATTGGTGGTAATAAATTTGTTTGGAAAGAAATAGAACGAGATGAAGAATTAATCAATATCATAATTCAGGAAGAAAAGAACTTTTGGGAGAATTATGTATTGGGCGACGACATACCACCAGTTGACGGTAGTGCTGCAACAACAGAATTTATGAAATTTAAATATCAAGATAGCGTTGAAACTCAAGCAGTTTTAGATAAAGACGATGAAATGATAATAAAAGCACTTAATCAAATTAAAGAAGAAGAAAAAGATTTAAAGGAACAAAAAGCTAAATATGAAAATCAAATAAAAAATAAGTTAGGAGAAAACCAATTTGGTATTTCACAGAATTACCAAATCTCGTGGAAACCTCAAAAATCATCCAGATTTGATAGAAAGAAATTTAAAGAAGAACATCCTGAACTAGATGAACAATACACGAGAACAACAGAAAGCAGAGTTATGAGAATAAAAGAAGTTAAAAACTAGGAGGACAACTATGGTAAAAAAAATGAAATTAAGGAGCGCCAAAGAGTACATTTTGAAAATGCTTGTGGCCATTTATTTAAAGCGACAGTTATTAACATCAATGAATTTAGAGAACCAAGTATGCGTGTATCACTTCAAGTTGATGGTATAGAAGACATTGTTTTTACAAGTTTAAAAAATATTAAATTAATGGAGGAAAAATAAAATGGCAACTAACGAATCAATTAAAAATCAAGTAGCAAGTAGAAAGAAAAATGAGGTGCAAAACAAATCACCTAAAACTCAATTGAATGACTTATTAATAAAAATGGGTCCAGAAATACAAAGGGCATTACCAAAACATATGGATGCAGATAGAATGGCACGTATCGCTATGACAGCAGTTAGTACAACACCTAAATTGCTTGAATGTGATCAAATGAGTTTCATTGGTGCGCTTATGCAGGCATCTCAATTGGGTGTTGAACCTAATACAGGCTTGGGACAAGCATATTTAATTCCTTATGGTGGCAAAGTTCAATTTCAATTAAGTTATAAAGGGCTTATTGACTTAGCAACAAGAAGTGGTCAATACAAGGCTATATACGCACATGAAGTATTTCCAAATGATGAATTCAATTATCAATATGGTTTGTTTAAAAACCTAGAACATATCCCTTCTCAAGAACCAGAAGGTGAACCTATTGGATATTATGCTGTATATCATCTTAAAAATGGTGGTTATGACTTTGTTTATTGGACTAGAGAACGTGTAGATAAACACGCTAAAGATTTCAGTCAAGCTGTACAAAAAGGTTGGACGTCACCTTGGAAAACAAACTATGACGCAATGGCTAAGAAAACAGTCCTTAAAGAAGTATTAAAATATGCGCCAAAATCAATTGAAATGAACAAAGCAGTTAATTCTGATAGCACTATAAAAGATGAAATTAATGAAGATATGTCATCTGTTATTGATATTACAGATTATGAAGAAGTAAATGATCAACAAGAAGAAAAGAAAGAAGAGAGTAAATAACCAAATAGGCAGGTTTATTCCTGCCTTTATTAAAAGAAAGGAGTGACTTAATTTAAATATGGAATTGGAAACCATTAAAACGATTTTAGTTATTCTGATGTGTCTTGCGTCAATAATTTTGAATATACTCTCAACACGTTAAAGAAAGGAGAATTAAAATGGCAACATTTCGAGTTTATAAAGAGTCAGGTAATTTTGTAACTGTTCATAAAAATTTTATACACGACAATAAAATAAGTTGGAAAGCTAAAGGAATATTACTTTATTTACTTAGTCGCCCAGATGACTGGCAAGTGTATGAAACAGAATTAGTAAAACATACTATCGACGGGCTAAGCAGTTTAAAAAGTGGTATCAAAGAACTGGAAGAAGTCGGCTATATACAGAGAGCAAGAAAACGCGATGAAAAAGGAAGATTAAAAGAATATGAGTATTCGGTATTTGAACATCCAACCCACATTCGAATTTCCAACGTAGGGAAATCCAACGTAGGAAATTCCAACATAGGAAAAACCTACGTAGGAGAATCGATTACTACTAATAATAATAGTACTAATAATGATTTAACTAATATTAATAATACTAAGAATAACAGTAGTAGTAAGCAGCAGTCGCCATTCGACTTCTATCAAGCTAATGGTTTTGGAGTTCTCAAGCCTTATATTGCAGAACAAATCAGCGCTTGGATAGATGACTTCAAAGAGTATGGCAATGAAATAGTCATAGAAGCTATGAAAGAAGCATTAAACAATAATGTATCAACTTGGAACTACGTTAATTCAATACTGAAATCATGGAACAACGATGGAGTTAAAACGGTAGAAGATATATCAGCAAGAAACAAAAAACGTAGTAAACAAGAAGAAATAGCAGACGAAGATAATCCTTATCTCCAATATTTTAATAATTGAGGTGTTTAAATGAATGATTTATTCAATCCGAAGATAGCTAATAAATTGGAACAAAAGACGCAACCTAAATTAATTGAGGAAGCAACTTGTGATAAGTGTGGCAGGCACTATGAAGAATATCAATTCAAAAGTGGTTACACATATAGGCTAGGTTGTGATTGCGAGATGATAGAACATGCTAAACAAATGACAAACAATTTTAAACAACGTCAAAAACAAATTGAAATTAATAAGATATTTAGTTTTTCAAGTGAAAACGAAGAAACAAAACACGCAACATTTGAAAGTTATATACCTGAAAATGAAAACCAAGAAAAAGCGAAAGTCATATGTGAAAGATACGCTAATTCGTTTAGTACAGAAAATAAACAATCGCTTTTACTACAGGGTTCATTCGGATTAGGAAAATCACATTTAGCAATGTCTATCTTAAAAGAAGTGAAAAGCAAAAAATATTCAGTACTCTTCATCAATTTAACTGAACTCATTTCGATGTTTAGATCTACCTTTGATAAAGACAATGAATATACAGAGACGGAATTAGAAAAAGCGATAGGTCAGGTCGATTTAATGGTGTTTGATGACTTTGGAATGAATGTTACTGATTATGGCATGTCAAAACTATTTCAGATTGCTGAAAGTAGAGTTGGCAAACATAACATTATAACTACTAATTTATCTATTAAAGAATTAACTAAAACAAAAGACCAGCAACGATTGTTTAGTAGATTAATGTCAAATACAACTGCGTTAACACTTGAAGGCGATGATTATCGAATGAAAGGATTTAGGAATCTAACATGATAACAATACAAAAACTAATTGAAAGATTAAATTGCAGTGAAGTATACGCTCGTAAATTCATGATTATGTGTAACTTTGACCAAGACTTAATTAGAAAAGAGTTACAAAGACAAATATACAAAAGAGAAACAACACCGGCAATAACAATAAATAAAGCATTGGAGGAAATAACAATATGATAAATTCCGTAACGCTTGTTGGTCGATTAATGAAAGATCCAGAATTAAGAACCACACCTAGTGGGATTGAAGTAGGTAACTTCACATTAGCAGTAAATAGAAAGTTCACTAATCAAAATGGACAACGTGAAGCTGATTTTATTAACTGTATTGTATTTAAAAAGCAAGCAGTAAATGTAAATCAATATTTATCAAAAGGAAAGTTAGCAGGTGTTGTTGGACGTATTCAATCAAGAAGTTATGAAAACAAAGAAGGGCAAAAAGTATTTGTAACAGAGGTAGTTTGTGACAACGTCCAGTTCTTAGAACCTAAAGATAGTCAAAATGCCTCAAATTCATATCAAAATAGCCAAACTAATCAAAATACGAACAACAATACTCAAAATGGACAAAGCGTTCAAAAAGGACAAAATAAAGCAAATTACGACCAACAGAACAATCCTTTTGCAAATGCTAATGGTGGTCCAGTAGATATAGGCGATGATGATCTCCCTTTTGATTAGAAGGAATGAAGGCAGGTGATAAATATGGAAATATAGAAAGATTAATTAGAACATATCCTTTATTCGATACGAGGTGGAGAAATGACAGCCACGATATTTAAATTATCCGAAGCAGTTAAACAAAACTATAAACTAAAACGTCCATTAATCGACCAATTTAAGACGTTTTTAAAGAGTATTAAACAATCTGGTCACTATATCAGTGATACAGACGCACTACAGTGGTTTTTGAGAAAAAATGACGTATACGGTTTTATCCTATACGTCGGATTAACTACTGAAAATGAAATGAGAGTAACGATGTCAGTTGAAAAACATAGACTTGTATCAAATCGAAAGAATTTAAATAAATTAAACGACCAAATGGAGTGTGTGAAAGATGCTGAAAAAAATAACAGTTGAAGGTAAGGAATATATTTTAACGCCAACCCATCTAAAAAGCATAGAAGAGAATAAATTAGATGGGGAATATTTGAGAATGCGTGTAAGAAGTGGGTGGCCATTAGATTTGGCTGTAAAAGTACCACATGGAGTAGGGCGTAATGAAGCAGATGCCTATTTAAGATTTAAAGAGTTAGATGCACGAAAGAAGAAACATAAAAAAGATTATTCTAAACCAAAACCATGGCTAGAGAAGTATCCACAAGTAACAAGATTTGGAGATTATGCTCAACAGTTATTTAAAGATTGCTTCGGGAGTTGGTAACTATGATTACAAAAGTGTATGACGAAAAATCATGCTACGAAATCGGACAAGACGGTGTCGGCAATATCACAGAATGGCGAGTAAATGTCGATGTCGTTGATATATACAGAATAGCTGATGAAAACGGAAAGTTATTAGCTTTTAAAGGGTTTATCAACAAGGATTACAAAATCGAACATACTGAAAAATTAACTAAAAAACAATTATCTATTTTTGATATATAGGAGGATAAGTAATGAAATTCAAAGAAGGCGATAGAGTGCATGTCACAAGATACCACAGAGAAGATGTTGATTTTTACGGGACGATAAGTGAAGAATCATCACCACACTATTATTTTTTAGAAAAATGTTCAGGAGATATAACGGAGTTACCAATTATCTTACTCAAACCAAGTAATCTATTTTTCGGAACAGACAAAACAGACTACTACGTCCTAGCAGAAGATGAAGAAGATACGGAAGAGCCAGTTATTCAACACATCAACGATATGTATAACGAAGTGCCTAAAGAGAAAGAACAAAGCCAAAAAGTTGAATTAAAAAAACAATACATTATTGAGGTTAAGAAAGGTTTGTACGTTGATTATGTAGACTCAAAAGAAGCTTTTTACTTTACTAAAGACATTACTAAAGCCTGTGTATTTAAAAACAGAGAATACCCAACAAAGTTCGCTGAAATAATAGACGCTAAAATTTTAGAAATTAAGCGTTATGTAGAGGTGTGAGCATATGGGACTACTAGAAAGATATCACTTATACAATGCAGAAGGTAAGAAAGTTATAACGGTTATACCTGGTAAAGATATAAACACTTTACTAGGTATGCCTCAGACAGTATTCACAAGACAGGAACACCATTTCACAGACAGTGAATTGAAACAATTTAAAGCAGCACATGATTTGAAGTTGGAATTAGAACTTAATGATCAGTTAGACATATGGAGCATGTTGAAATGAAACGTTTCAAGTACTGTACTGATGAACAAATGGATAGAGCAGTTGAGAGTTACAAGCATGGTGGCAAAAGTAATTTGATATATGTACGTGTGTTCAATACAGGACAAGTTGAAACAATAGAAGTATTTCAAAATGACATTGGCATCGCAGTGTTTGATACAGAGCAAGAAATGTATGACTACTTTAGTACAAGCAAACCATTAGTAAAAGATTTAGTGGATGGAAAACAAATGGAATTATTTTAGGAGGAATCATAATGAATAACACTAAAACATCAATAAATTGGACAGTTGAAGGTGAATTAGAGGTTGTAGTAAGTAGAGTGATAGATATCCCTAAAGAAATAGAAGACGATGAAATAAAAGTACTTCTAAAACATACGAAGAGTAATTTGATGAAACAACGTAACCATTACAAGCAACAACGTGATGAACTGATAGAGGATATACAAGCACAAAGAGACTTACTTAAAGAGTTCTCAAAGTTCATTCACAGAAAAGTTGAAGCGTGTCCTGGTAAAGCAGAATATATAGATTTTAGAGATAGTTTGAAAAAATTAGGGATAACGGAGCGTGAGTGATTATGGCGTATGAGTATGAGAGAGGAATTATCGGTATGTTAGGAGGCATAGAAGATACGCATTTTATTGATTTAAGCGACTATAAAAAAGAACTCAAAGAAGTCTATCGCAAAGCAAAAGCATGGCAGAAGTTGAAGGAAGAAATATTAAACGAATATCCGGGTGCAGTTAACATTCAAAAATATTATGCAGGCAGTTATGAATTTGCCATTGTTCAGAAACTAGAAGAAATCGGAAACAAAATGGACGAACTAGACGGCACACATGAGTTTAGTAATTTGTTAGATGACATGAATAGGGAGGACAAATAATATGAAAAACTTAATCAAACAAGTGGAACAATGGTCGATTGATAAAGGTCTAGATAAAGGCAATAGTTTTACACAATATGCTAAATCTTCAGAAGAAATGGGCGAAGTAGCAGCTGCATTGTGTAGGAATGATATAGATGAACTTAGAGACGGTATTGGTGACGTTATCGTCACATTAGTTATATTAGCACAACAAAACAATATGACATTATATGAGTGTTTAGAACAAGCATACGAAGAGATTAAAGACAGAACTGGAGTAATGAGTAAAGATGGATCGTTTATCAAAGAACAAGACTTGTAAGGATAAGGGTGGCGAAAGCTACCCAGACATTTTAGAAAGAGTACGGGATATTTTGAATAGGGAGTGAATGTAATGAATGAACCATTAAATATCATATTATGGGGCGTGGCTATATTTGTAGTACTTATGCTTTTAAGTTATCTATTGCCAATTTTAATTCTTGGCATAGTTGGTATAGCAAACTTATTTGTGATAGCTAAAGAACATAGAGAACTAAAGAAAGCGCATAAGAAAGCATTTGAGGAACGTAGAAAAAGTAATTTAGAAACAAGGCAATTAGAAAGAGAGAAGTTTGATGGAATTAAAGAGAAAGTAGAATCAGAGTTAAACAAACATTTTTAATTAAAAAGATGCGAAATAATTTCAGAAAATTAAATCGATAAGTATTGATGAATAATAGGAAATATAAGTAAAATTAAGGGATGAAAGGGATTTAATTATTTTACAAATTATGTCTATAATTATAGTGAATTAATTAATCATTGTAATGATGTTTTTACAGAGGGGGAAATAAAATGTGGAAGTTAAAAGAATTCAGAATATGGGGCAAAGATAGAGAAATTATTAATGATTTTATGGAGGTAAATAAAATAAATCTATTTAAAGTTGTTGGATATAGAGTTGTTAAAAATGATGAATATATACCTAATACAATTATGCTTATTAAATATTGGGAGGAAGATCAATGAAATTATTTATAACACCGTTATTAATAGCAGCAATCGGAATTTACTTGTATTACAAACGTGCTAGTGTACAAGATGAAGTTGATACACTAATAGATTATGAATCGGATAAATATAAAGAAGCAGAAGCATTCTTCAGTGGATTGGGGAGGATATGATGATTTTATATATGACGTTGCAAACGGTAATCATTATCTATCTCACTGTAGTAATAGCGACAAAAAGGCGTGATACGACTTGATTATACCACTCTTTATATTTGGAGTAGTATTTATAGGATTGGTTATTACAGCGATAAAGGAGTGAATAACATGTGGATAATTCTAACGATATTATTAACCCTTACATGTATGTGCTGATTAAAGTTAACAAAGACTTGATTGATAGAAACGAACTTTTGTTAGCTGAAATGTTAGTCGAAAAAATAGAAGAACATGAAAGAAATAATAAAAAAGGAGAGTGAGATGGTGGAAGCTAAAGAAATAAAAGAGTTATTCCATATGTGTATTATAGATACCGACAGAGAAACAGCTGGTAAAGTTTATGTTATATATCCAACACATGTAAAGTTAGATAACACCCGTATATTTAAGCACATAACAGAGACTGGACATTTGTTATCGGAAGGATTTAAAAACAGACACTTTATTGAATGGGGCGATTAATTGAATAGAAAACAGGCTAATCGTGGTAAATGGTTTGAAACAGTTATAGGCAACGTAAACAGGGTTTATAAGCACAAATGTATAGCAATTATTGATAAAGTAGCAACGCCTATTAGTTACAACACCAGAACAGGTAAAGCACGCTATCAAGAAAAGAGTACAGTTGATTTTGTGGGTTGCGATAACAAAGGTAGATACATAGCCTTTGATACGAAAGAAGTGAGAATAAAGAATTTACCTTTTAAAAATGTGAGTGATCATCAAGTTAAGTATTTGACCGATACTAAGAAAATGGGTGCTGACGCATTCTTACTTGTATTATTCAGATTCAATGACAGTTGTTTTAAATTAGATATAGACCAATTCATTGATTTCAAGAAACAAAATGAACGAAAAAGCATACCATATGAATGGTTTGAAGAACATGCCGAATTAGTTAGGAGTGGTAATGGCGTAATTTACGACTATTTACATGATGTTGACCACATCAAATAACTAAACTAATCGGAGGAATTGAACACATGACTTATTCGACTAAACAAGTATTAACAATGATTAAAGAATACCAAAAGAACGTAAAGGCAATTGCACACTTGAGAAAAGAATATCTAGAAAGTATATGTGGTGGCAATATAGCGCAATATGGTATTGAATCAACTATGCCTAAAGCAGTTGGTCAAACATCAGATCCAGTATTCAGAGAAGTAACAAGATTACTTAAACAAGATAAAGTGATAGCAAAGTTTGAAATGAAAGTGGAATATATACAAAATCGTTGGGATAGAGTTACAGATGAAACACAAGAAATTATATTAAGCCAAGTATTATCTGGGACAAGCTACGAATATATAGCTGAAACAATGGGGATATCGAAAACAAGAGTTAATCAAATCATGAATGATATAGCAAAGATATTGACAGACTGAACAAACTAAACAAACTAAACGGATTAAACAGGTTAGGTATTAGTGTAATACGTATTGTAAAATGTGAGGTAGGTCGGAGCGTTGAACTTCAAATCAAACAAACTTGGAAGTTTGCTCGTCGCACTACACAGCCTTACGGCTATTTTCCATATCCTTTCTATAATCCTATATTTTAATTAAATCCATCTGGCTTTTGCTAGGTGGATTTCGTATAATTAGATTGTGTTTAATTAATATAGGGAAAGAGGAATTGTGGATGTTTGATTTATTTAACATTGAATATTTAAAAAATAATGTAGAGATAATACCCTTATCTACTGCTGCAGTTGCTTTATTTGGGTTATTAATAACTACTGTCGTTAAAGTGCTTTTGGAACTAGTGGTTAATAAAATGAAAATTAAAGCAGATGTGATATCAAAGTCTAGGGTTGATTGGATACAAGATGTAAGGGCTTTAACTGGTGAATATATAAATGATGCACAATATTTCACTAATTATATTTTTTCTTATCCCTATTACATACAAACTAAGGATAAAGAAGTAGTAATAGACGAATTAAATATAAGACATAATAAACTGCTTAGTACCAAGAATAAATTAACCATGTATTTTCCAGAATACAATGATTTAAAAGATATTGAGAATGAAAAAATAAACAAGAATAATCAAGGAATTAACAATATTATTCAAAATATGTATGGAGATTTAAAAAAGTATTCAGACTATGTGGTTAATAATAATAAAGTAGCAGGATTTACTGCTGACATAGGCAAGGACGGAAATTCTTTTATAGAAGAACATTATAAATTATTAAATTTAAATATGTCTACATATTTAAAAAAAGAATGGATTAGGGCAAAGAAGAATAAATAGTACCCAACACTCACTAACGTGGGTGTTTTTTATTTGGAGTTGAACATATGAGAGTAATGATAGTAGTAGCAGGTGTTTTAAAAGGTATTAGAAAAGTGAATAATGATTGTCACTTAATTGCGATGATTAAGAGATTAAAGAACAATGCTAACGCAAGTAAAGTATTAATTGATTATGATCCAGTTGTTAAAGGCGAGAAAGATTACGATATAGAAGTAGAATTGATTAATGTTTGAATTATTCTTTTTTGGCTACTCATATATATTTCTGTATAATAAAAATATAAAATAGTAAAGGAGTATACTATGAAAAAACCAGAACACGAAATCAAACTTGTAACTGGTGAACATTATTATATTGATTCAGTTACATACGAAGTTCTTAGACAAGGTACTAATAAAAAAAGACTATATGAAAATTACTTTATATCATGATGCAGGTTTCTTAGAGGTAATGTTAAATACAAATCATATAGTTTACTTTAACTAAAACGCTCATCATTTGGGCGTTTTTTTATTAAAATAAATTAAAGTTTAGTAACGTGAGAGTTGGTGGTAGATGAAATGAAACTTACAAAAAAACAAGAAATGTTTGCTAATGAGTATATTAGAACAGGTAACGCTTATCAGTCGGCAGTTAACGCTGGTTATAGTCATAACTATGCTAAAGGGAACGTTGTAAAATTATTGGAAAATGTGAGTGTTAAATCTTATATTGATGCAAGACTAGAAGAATTAAGAAAAGAAAGTATTGCTGAACAAGATGAGATACTACAGTATTTAACGTCAGTAATGAGAGGTAAGGAACAAGACGAGGAATTAATGCTTGTCCCTACCGGTGACTTTATGAGTGAAGTAGAAAGACATGAGAAGCGTGCTGATATTGTTGCTAGAACTAAAGCTGCTGAATTGTTAGGTAAACGCTATGCTATGTGGACTGAAAAGCAAGAGGTTGAACATAGTGGGGCAGTTACGTTTGTAGATGATATTGAATGACAAATGTAAAGAAGCTATCTGAACTGTTACCTAAAGAATTTCATAAGACGTGGAAAGCATCTATAGACCCACAAGTACTACACATCATTGAAAAGGGTGGACGTGGTAGTGGTAAGTCTACAGACATTGCAATTATCATAATTCAAATGATTATGAGGTATCCAGTAAACGCAGTGTGTATTCGTAAAGTTGATAACACAATCGAGTTATCTATTTATGAACAGTTGAAATGGGCTATTAGTCATCAAGGTGTTTCACATCTGTTTAAAGTAACTAAATCGCCTATGAGGATAACTTATATTCCTAGAGGTAATTACATTGCTTTTAGAGGTGCTAAAGACCCAGAAAGAATCAAGTCATTGAAAGATGCTAACTTTCCATTCGCTATTGGTTGGATAGAAGAATTAGCAGAATTTAAAACAGAAGATGAAGTAAAGACCATCACTAACTCATTATTACGTGGAGAGTTGGACGATGGTCTTTTTTATAAATTCTTTTACAGTTACAACCCACCTAAGAGAAAACAATCATGGGTGAATAAGAAATACGAATCATCATTTCAGCCTAACAATACATTCGTTCATCATAGTACTTATAAAGACAATCAACATATCTCACAACAATTCGTTGAAGAAGCAGAAGCAACTAAAATAAAAAGTGAAATGAGATATAGATGGGAGTACTTAGGAGAAGCAATAGGTAGTGGTGTTGTACCGTTTGATAATTTACAAATTGAAACAATACCCGATGACTTGTACAACTCATTCGATAATATTCGTAACGCAGTTGACTTTGGTTATGCAACAGATCCATTGGCGTTTGTTAGATGGCATTATGATAAAAAGAAAAATGTTATTTACGCAGTTGATGAATACTATGGGCAAAAGATATCTAACCGTGAGTTAGCTAAATGGTTAACCCGTAAGAAATATCAGTCAGATACAATATTTGCTGATAGCGCAGAGCCTAAGAGTATTGATGAACTAAAGAATGAACATGATATCAAACGTATTAAAGGTGTTAAGAAAGGTCCAGACAGCGTTGAATACGGAGAGCAATGGCTTGATGATTTAGACGCAATTATTATAGATCCGAATAGAACGCCTAACATAGCAAAAGAGTTTGAGAACATAGATTATGAAACTGATAAAGACGGTAACCCTAAACCAAGATTAGAAGATAAAGATAACCATACGATTGATGCTACTAGATATGCCTTTAGCGAAGACATGAAGAAGAAACCTAAGGCTATGATTTCATCAACAACAATGTGGTAAGGAGGTAGACAATGACAGAGTTAAAATCATTTTCACAACAAGACATAGTAGAAACACATGGCGATATGTTTTTATATAGAGATTTGTATGATGGTTTCCATTCAAAGTTATTTGATAGAGCAAAGAACTTAATAGCTAATGGAGAGATAGTTGACCGTATTGAGTATGGAGAAGTAAAAGCACAGAACGTTCAGACACCATACATCGTGGTTAACATTTGTAAGATGATTGTTGATATCCCAACATTGTTCATTACTAGATCAATGGGTAAGTTACAAACTAATTACCCTATCAATGAGATTGAAGATGACGAGGACTTCGAAACTGATGAACAGCATATCGAGGGAACGAATGACGATACATTCAATAGTGAACTGTTTGACTTGCAGCAAGAAACACTTGAACAAATCGAAGTCAATTCAAACTTTAACAAACATCATGGTATGAATATAAAGCAATGGCAAATAGACGGTGGCATTGTTGCAGTACCTGAACTTGTGAATGGACAAGTTAAGCTATCGTTCAAAGAACGTAATGTGTATTACGAATTAGATGATGGTAAGACGTATCAGCTAAGATACATTGTTGAACGTGAAGAAGAAAAGTATGTACATATTCACGAAGAAGTAGAAGGCACAGACGAATTAACAGGTAGTCATACTGTTTATAAGATGGATGACAACGGAGACTTGCATCTTGTTGATGATGAAGAAATCATATTCGATATAACAAAGCTTGAAAGAGACCAACGTCAATACATTTTAAAAGGTCGTAAGCGAACGTTATTTGTTTACCTACCTTTCAATCCAACGTTCATGAATCAGTATGGTAGAAGCACATTAATGGGTCAAGAAGGTAAACAAGATGAAGTTAACTGGACAATGACCAGAACAGCACAAGTGTTTGAACGTAATGGTAAGCCTAGAATATCTGTATCAAAAGAAGTCATGGATAGATTAATCCAAGTATCCCAAGAAAGATATGGTGTAGATAATAAGTTCGACCATCGAGATTTAGAAGTCACAACGATTGATGAAGATGGACAGTCATTACAAATACATCAGATTGATATTGCTAAAATTGGCGACATTTCTTACGTGAAAGACATTATCAAAATGATGTTAATGGAAACACAGACGAGTGAGAAAGCAATCGACTTCTTTACATCAGAAGGCGCACAAGCACAATCTGGTACTGCTAAGTTTTACGACTTATTCTTATCTATTATGAAATCTGAACAAATGAGAGATGAGTATGTAGAGTTCATTCAACAAGGCGTTGAGAACTGTATGTGGTTACTTAACCAAGATAATCCAGACATCATTATTGAGAAACCAATCATCGTTCAAAAAGATATGATGCCAGTTACTTCAAAAGAAACGACAACAATCAATAATCAAAGTTATGCTGCAGGTACGCAATCACTTGAACAAACAGTTCGTAATAATAATCCAGATAAATCAGAAGAATGGATTATGGAAGAAGTTGAAAAGATTGAAGGAGAACGAACTTCACAAGATAGCATGTCATTGTTCAGAGGTAATATGACAGGGCTAAACTTCAATGACAACCAAGACGAAGAGGAAGAAGTAGATCCAGTTGAAGAAGAACTAAAAGAATTGGAGTAGGTGATTAAATGAAACTAGAACAAATAAAGCCTACAGTTGAATTCCTACAGAATGAAATATTAAAGCTTATACAAAATATTGACCTAACAAGTGATAAAGAAAAACAAATCATGTTTAGAAACATTGAGGATTTAATTAATCAGTTTGGAACTGATGTAATAGAGTTTGTTGAACCCGAACTTGCTAAGATTTACGAAAGAGAATTGAAGTTCGCAACTAATCAATTACAGAAACAAGGTATTTCATTATCAAACGAACTCAATTCACAAGTTGATCTTGGTGCTTTAGCAAACATCACAAGCGATACAATGATGGACTTAGAAGCAGCATTCAGACAAGCCTATCTCACAACAATTACTACAATTAATGAAACATTAAAAGAAGTGCAATCAGATATATCTAGAGGTATCTTATACGGTCAAAATCGTAGAAAGATAATTCAAAGGGTATCTGATTCTTTTGTTAATGGAGGTATGAAATCATTCAGAACAATAGATAATAAGCTATTGCCTTTAGATTTCTATACAGAAACAGTTGTTAGAACGAAATTAAGTACTGCTAGGACGCATGCTCATGTTAATCACTACTTAGCTACTGGCAATGACTTAGTGCATGTTGTTGGCGATTTAAATACATGTAGTGAGTGTGCTAAATATCGTGACAGAGTATTTTCGTTAACTGGTAAAGATGATAGGTTTCCACAATTAGATGTGAGAGATATCATTCCAGTACATCCTAACTGTAAGTGTTCAGTTAGACCATTTGTTATTGAACATAAGTCACAAGATGAAATCAATAAGTACATTGCTAAAGGTAAAGACTATAATCCTAATCTTGACCCACGTACTAAAAAGCAAAGAGAAAGTTATGAACTTGATCAACAACGTAAACGTAAAGCAAGACAAGAAAAGAAAAATTACGACAGTATTAAAGCAATACTAGGAGATGACGCACCTAAAACATTAGGCGCTTATCGAAGAATGAAACGTGCTAACAGTACTGGTTATGTAAAGATGAAAAAGAAATTAAGAGTTGCTAGAAAAGAGATGAAAGGATAGAAGTAAATTAAACCGACAGTCGTGAGATTGCCGGTTATTTTTATGCGTTCATTTATCCATAAGGAGTTGATCCATTTATCTCATGACGGTGGTATTCCGTTTGACCTGTTTCGTAAGTCATTAAAAGACGATGTCGCAAGTACAAGCGATATTGTGCAAATCCATTCGGTGTCGAACATCGTTAACAAAACGTAAGGAGAGAATGAATATGAACAGAGAAACATTGAAAGCCTTAGAACTATCAGAGGAACAAATAGATAAAGTAATGGCTGAACACGGTAAATCAGTAAGTGATAAACAATCACAAATTGATGAAACAAATAACAAAGTTAAAGAATTAGAGAACGACAAAGAGAGTTTATCTAAACAAGTTACAGCACTTGAAAAGAAAGCCAATGATTACAACTCACTTGAAGAGAAGAACAATCAACTTCAAGAAGAAATCAAAGACTACAAAATTCAAGTATCATCAAACGAATTAGATAAACAAATTTTAAAAGAAGTATCTAAAGACGCTCATGATCCAGACGATGTATTCTTATTTATCGATAAAGATAAATTCAATCGTGATGAAGAAACTGGAGAGATTACTAACTTTAATGATGTTATGCAAGAATTACGTAGTTCAAAAGGTTATCTATTTAATCAATCTAGCAATCCTGCTGGAAGTGAAAGCAACCCAGAAGGTAAAGAAGAAAAACCAGGCAATCCCGAATACAAATCTGGTGGACAACAAGGCAATGGTAAGCAAAAATTTGATTATAGCAAACGTGGTAAAGAGCTTGCTGAATCAATCTATGGAAAAAATAAGGAGGAATAATAATGAATTTAAAACCTAAAGTAGTATCAGAAGATTTAGAGTTTCCAAGTTTCTTAAGAGATGCTAAAAATCTTGAATGGACAGTTGGTAACGTTACGTTAGACGCTTCTAAATTATCAAAAGGACAAGAGGTTAAAGGTGGAACTGCAGTATTTAAAAACACTGATTCAGGTTTCTATGAGTTAGTAGAAGAATCTACACCAGAAACAATGTCAGCAGCAGTTTTAACATCACGTTCAGTAACGATTGATGATGTTGAAGTTAATGAATCAGTACCAGCTTTACGTAAAGCATCTGTGTATGAGGAACTATTAACAGGCGTTACAGACAATTTCAAAAAAGCTACGCAAGGACGCATTACATTCGACGTGTAAGACGTCCTATTTTTATGCAAATTTAAGGAGGAATAATAAATGCCAAATATTACAGATCATTCAGATTTACAACAAGCTACATTACAATCGTTTGTAGAAAATGTTGAGCCACAACGTACAAGACGTTTAGAAAGTGTATTCCCAACTGAACAGACATTCGATATCAATGTTGTTTATGACATTATCGAGAAGACGGGAATTAAAGCAGCATCTATCATTGGATTTGATTCAGGTACACCATTAAGAGATAAAGGTTCAATCAAGCAAGCAATGGCTAAGTTAACTAAAATTGCTCATGCATATAATTACACAGAAGAAGAAATGTATAAGTATTTAAATCCCCGTTCAACATCAGAGGTAGATGCTTTAATTCGTGATGTTTTAATTAGTGTCGGCGATTTAAAAGAAGGTGTTGAAGAAACAAAAGAACTTATCCGTGCTGGAATGGTTTATCGTGGAGAGTTCGATTATGAAGATCCAAAAACGAACGTTAGAATCAAATTCGATTTAGATTTAGATGATAACAATAAAATTTCAGCTGGAGATTTCTCTCGTGAAGATGTAAATCCATTAGAAGTATTACAAGAACAAGTGGAAACATATAAAGACAATAACCGTCAAAAAGCACCTGCTTATATGGTTATGACTTCAAAAACGTTAGCCAAGATTAAACGTAATAAAAACGTTGTATTTGAAATCTATGGTAAAGATACTGGACGTCGTTTAGTAAAAGATTCAGATTTACTTGAAATGTTTAGTGAATTGAAACTACCTACACTAGATATTGAAGATGGACAAGTAACGATTGATGGTATTGAAGGAGATATCACTAAACAATTATTAGAAGATGACAAAGTTGTTATGCATGCTGACAAACTAGGTAAAACATTAGTTGGACCTGCAGCAGATAATAATTTTGCTATTGGTTTATATGTTGTAAGTGTTGTCTCTCAAGACCCAGTTGGAGAGAAAACAATCGTTGGAGAAGTAGCAATGCCAGTATTACAAGACTTAAAAGGTATTTCTATTTTGACTGCAAACGAAGAAGCTGACGAGACGCCCTAAGCCACCCCAAAAGGTTGAGGTAACAGCTAATGCTAAATCTGTTGTTATCTCGGCAGAACAGGGGTAATTGAGGTGATAAAATGCTTAACATTGAAAAGGTAAGAAAATATATCGATGAAATGCCACCTAACGAGTTGATAGATGACATAGCAGAAAACTTACTTGATAAGTATATCTTTGACGCTTACGAGGATATCAATTCGTTATATCCAATGATAGACATCACTGAACGAATGATTGTTAAACAACTTTTGTACAAACTCGAAGGAGAATCAAATGGTTACGCTATGTTGAAAAGACAAGGTGTTGAGACACAAAAAATAAATGATGCTAGCGTAACGATGTCTGATAATCTACTAGATTCTTATGTGTTATTCCTGATTGAAAAACAATTACAAACCGAATCTAAAGGTCATATAGGTAGATTAATATGATTATCTATAAGGATAAGGTCAATGTTGTTGTGCCAATGGTCGATATGAATGGCAACCAGAATAAAGATGATTATGGTAAACCAATAACAGAAAAAGTATTAAGCAAGGCACACGTTAAATATAGTATTCAAAATATCTATAATGCTGATGGCGAAGAATACACGTCTGTTACACAAGTTTATATTCCTTTTTCTGATGTCGCTTCAAATATCGATTTAAACGCACGTATTGAGCATATAACACCTAAGAATACAAAAGTATTAGGACAAGTTAAAAAGCTTGAATATGGGCAAGATATATCGGGAAAACCACACTTTATTAAAGGTTATATGTAGATGGCAGATTTTAAGTTCAATATTGAATGGGATGGACTTCGAGAATTACAAAATGAGTTTAGGACAATGAATAAACGTTTTAGCCTTATATTGCTAGATGAAATGGATAAAATCGGTTTAACTTGTGAAGAATATGCTAGGGAACTAGCACCACGTGATAGTGGAGAACTAGAAGATAGTATTCATTCTACAATGGCACGTTTAGAGGGTAGGTCATTTGTTGTTTATGTTGGAACAAACAAAGAATATGCAACCTATGTTCACGAACTAAATAATGTTAGACCGGTTGGAGACAAATATGAACGTGGTGTGAAGTTAGAAGGTTATTATATTGGTGGTCGTGGTCAAAGAACAAGAGATAAAACTAGGCAAAAAGGATTTCAACCAGGTCGTAAATTTCTACAGCGTGCCGTTATTTTAACCGACCAACATTTCGAACAAGCAATGGAGAGAGCGCTAGAACGTTTACTTGAGGGAGGTAGTTAGATGATCCAACGCGCTATTAAAAATATATTACAGGATAAATTACCTGACTTAGAGTGGACAGTGGATTACCATACTGCGCAATCAGAATTTGGTGTTGTCTATTATGATGGTGGTTATCCTCCTGATAGAAGTGATATGAAATCACATTTGATGAATTATCAAGTTGAAATCAGAAGTAAAAGTTTTGATAAAACTACTAATCGAGCATTTGATAGCTACAATGCTATACATGGTATAACGAACAAAGTAATGAAAGTACCTGTCTATGAAGATGGAGAGTTACTAAGAACAGACAAACATTTTGTTCAATACATTTATGCTGAATCGCCACCAATTAGAGTTGGCGTTAGCAATGACAATATGATTTATACAATAAACTTTTTAGCACTTATTTTGCCTTATTGCGAATGAGTGCTTTTTTAATACCCAATTTTAAGGAGGAATTACAATGCCACAAGAAAATATTAATTATGAGTTTGGTATGGCAGATTTTATTTTTGATGAAGGTTTAGATACTGAAACTAGATTCGACGGAAAAATGTGTGAAGACGGTTCGTTGTTACAAGGCGATGGTGGAGAGGTTAACTTAGAGCCGGAACTAGAAGATATTGATTCTCCAGACTTCGGTAATACACCGTATGACCAAGTAGTTGTTGGTTGGAATGGAACAGTAACAATTGTTGCAATGAAAGCAACATTAGATTTAATTAGTAAAACATTAAGTGGAACTATTTCATTAAAAGAGGATGGAAAAGTAGTTTCAGTTACAGATGCACCTATTGGAGCTTCACTAAGAGCAGGCGCTAGAACATTAAGAATCCATCCAAGACAAATGGGTGACGATACTTCTGAAGATATCTTCATTCATAAAATCGCTAACTCTAGTGGTATGACAAAATCATTCGCAAACGAACAAGGAAATCACGAAATGGAATTTGCTATGTTCCCTAAAGATTGTGCTGATGCTAATAAACCAAATAACTATTTCTATATTGGTAAAGACCCAGACGAATTAGGCGAAGGTACTGAAGAAGAACCAGAAACACCCTAATACTCCCCAAAATGTAGTGGTGGATGTTGATACTAATTCGGCATCTATTATTGCTGAATAGGGGCAATCATTAAGGAGGCAAAAGAGAATGGCTGATACATTAAAAGTATACAAAGGCGATGATGTAGTAGGTACTGCTGAACGTGGAGAAGATGGTAAAGCTAAAGTAACAGTTGATGGCTTAGACGCTAATACCGATTATCCAAAAGGAACTTATCAAGCATCGTTTGAAAATGAGAACGGTGAGAGTGAGAAAGTCGATATACAAGCGTTCAAAACCAAACCTATCTCAGTTACAGGTGTAACAATTGCACCTAAAACTGTAAGTGTTGATGTAGACGCAACAACTGAATTAAACAGTACGGTTGCACCGTCAACTGCTACAAATAAATCAGTATCATATAAAAGTTCTGATGAAGCAGTCGCTACGGTATCAAGTAACGGTACAGTAACTGGTGTTGCAGAAGGTGAAACAACTGTTTCGGTAACAACACAGGACGGTAATAAATCAGATACTGCAACAGTAACAGTTAACGCAGTTGAAGAACCAGAACCAGAGCCTGAACCAGAACCGGAAGAACCAGATACAGAAGAATAAAAATGAGTAAGGCAGTCAAAGCACTGCCTTTTTTATTTGTTTTTTAATTTATATATCAAAGGAGAAATGACAAATGGCACAAGTTGAAATCAAAACATATGAAGGTAATAAACAAGTTACAGAAACACAAGAAATTAAAGAAATGGGATTAAAACAAATTAAAGGTGTAGCTAAAGAAATCAATAAATTAGTTAAAGATGTTAATACAAACGATCATCTTAAAAATGCTTTAGATAGTTTCTTTAAAAAGCGTAATGAAATTGTAGAAGAAAACAAACGACTATATCAAGAAGCATTAGAAAAAGGATTGGATGAAGCTTATCAAACTAATGAATCTGAAGCATTTAAACAAGTAGGCGCTCAATTCTTTAAAGATGTATTAGGTTCATTTGAACTAGTATTGGAAAACGCACCAGAATCATTACAAAACTTAATTTCAATTGCTTCAGGTATCCAATATGAAAAATTAGGAGAACAAAACATTTATACATTCCTAGATGTTGTAGATGCAGTTGTAGAAGTTAATGATATTCCTAAATTAATTGAACGTTTAAAAAAGTCCAAAGACGCTTATTCAACGGTAATCAAAGCGATATTCCCGAAAAAAGAACAGACGAACAAGTAAATCGCACTGATGTACAGATTGAAGAAGCTGTCATATTTAAATTAAGTAAAGAACTCGGTGGGCGTGAAGAAGTATTGAACACGCCTTTCAATGAGTTGTTGGCTCATTTAATGACGCATTTTGATAATGAAGAACGTCAAGCAGTGAAAGAACAAACAGATTACTACATGAACTTTATCGCAATGCTTAATAGTAATCCTCAATCAAAAGAAGATTTCAATCAAGTTAAGAAATTCATAAAAGAAATTCAACCGAACAAGAAAGAAAAACAAACTTCTAAGCCAGCTAAAAAATATCAATGGAACGAAAGAGTCCAAAAGAAAATTGAAGCAATAGAAGCTAAAAAACGTGCTGAACAAAATATGTAAATTAAAAAATAAATAAAAGAAGGGAGGGGTCTTATGGCAACTATTAAAGAGTTGGAAGCTAAGTTCACCTCCAATGCTAGTGGTATGGAATCTGCGTTCACTGCTATGGCAAACAAGCTTAATGATATTGAAAAAGCGTCAGATCGTGCTGCAACTTCAATGGAAAAGAATATGTCTAGAGGTATGAACAGAGTATTCAAAACCGGTGAAGGCTTTAAAAAAGTTAGTGGTACGCTTGAAACGATATCTAAGAAGTCTGTTGAAATGGGTAGTACTTTAACTAATAAAATAACGAAACCAGCAATGATAGCTGGTGGTGCTTTAGCTGGTATAACGATTGGTAAAGGTTTTGGAAGATTAGTCGAAATAGACAATGCTAAAGCTAAACTAGATGGTTTAGGACATAGTGGTAAAGATGTAAAAGGCATTATGAACAACGCCTTAGAATCAGTTAAAGGTACATCATTCGGATTAGGTGAAGCAGCAACTACTGCATCTAGCGCAGTTGCAGCAGGAATTGAACCAGGTAAAGAATTAACAAGATATTTAAGTCTTACAGGAGATGCTGCTGCTATTGCTGGTACAAGTATGGGAGAAATGGGATCTATTATAAACAAAGTTCAAACTTCGAACAAAGCATATAATGGAGAACTACAACAACTTTCTGAACGTGGTATACCTATTTATCAATGGATAGCTAAAGAGGCAGGTGTAACTGCTGATGCTGTATTTGATATGGCTAGAGATGGAGAAATTTCGAGTGAGATGTTCTTAAATGCTATTGAAACAAATATTGGTGGCGCAGCTAAGAAAATGGGTGCAAAGTCATTCACTGCTGGACTTGCTAACATGTGGGCTGCAGTCGGTAGACTAGGTGCTTCATTTCTAGATGCTGGTGGCAAAGGTGGAGGTTTCTTCTCTAAAATGAAACCACTTATGGCAGAGTTTACGAACTCGTTAGACGGTATGGAATCCACTGCAGCTAAATGGGGAGAATCCTTAGGCAGAGCTTTCGATAAAATTGTTAAAGGTATAAGAGGTATTATAGGCTGGTATAACAGTCTTGATAAAAATACACAGAAACTTATTAATAGCATTATGAAGTGGAGTGCTTTAACACTAGTAGCAATTGGTCCTATATTGAAAATATTTGGTAGATTAACAGGCGTGATTGCTGCCGTATTTGGTCCATTCGGTAAGTTTCTACAATTCATCGCTAAATTTAGTACTGCTACTAAAAGTGCTGAAGGTGCTATTGCAGGAGTTGCCAAAGTATTCCCTAGATTAGGTTCTGCGCTTGGTCTGATTACTGGTCCAGTAGGTTGGATCACATTAGGAATTATTGCTTTAGGGACTGCATTTGTAGTTGCTTACAAGAAATCAGAAACATTTAGAAATGGAGTTAATGGTGCTTTTGAAATTATTAAAGTATTCACTAAAGGTATTGGTGGAGCGATAATAAGTGGTCTCAAAAACTTAGGTGGCTGGTTAGGTGACGTAGGTAAAAAAGCAAAAGACTTCGGTAAAGCATTATATGATTCTTGGGCTAAGACAGAAGTAGGTAAGAAACGAATAGACGAATGGAACAAGTTTAAAGGTGCTGCTAAAAAAGTATTCGATACTATTGCTAATGGTAGTAAACGTGCTACTGATACTACAGATGCTTTAGGAGAAGGCGTTTCTAAAGGTACTAAAAAGGCATTGCAAAAATATGTTGATTTTTCTGAAGGAAGTATAAGAGCTTTAGAAAAAATAAAGCTTGATGGTGGAAAACTCAATAAAGAAACACAAAAAGAATTATCAGATAGCATTAAAAACGGTGCTAAAGAATCAATTAAAGCAGTTAAAAATCGCAATAAAGAAATAGAAAGTAATTTAAGAAAAGCATTAGAAAATAGTGTCTCTATATCTGATGAAGAAAAGCAAAAGATTATAGAAAAAACACAAGAAGCTAGCGATGAAAAAGTTAAGAAACTAGAAAAATTAAATGAAGAAATAGCTAAGCTAGAAGAAAAACAATATACAGATGGTAAGTTAACTGCAAAAGAAACAGAACTTTTAAAATCTAAATTAAAAGAACGAAATGCGTTAACTGTTGAATATGTAGCTAAAGGCGTTGAAGAACAACAAGCTATACTTTCCCGTATGGATGCTAACGTATCTGGACTTTCTAATCAAGAAATAGGTAAGGCGTTAAAAAGCAATGCCAAAGCAGAAAAGAAAGCTATTCAAGAAGCTGCTAAAATTAGAGATGAAGGAATACGAGAAGCTGACAAAGCATTACAAGATGGTTCTATTGATAAAGGAGAGCATAGATCAATAGTTTTAGATTTAGAATCTGAATACAATCATGCTGTAGATACGGCTGAAAAGAAATCTAAAGAAGTTCAAGACAGTGTTGAAAAAGGTAACGCAGGAATATGGGAAGAAATGGACCGAGAAGGTAATGCATATTCAGGCGCAGAGAAAATGTGGAATAATTACAAATTAGCTATGGAGTTATTCTTCAACAAAACAAACATCGGAATCATATTCAGTAGTATTGGTGCAGCAATTAAAGGCGCTTTAAATACAATGTTCACTGCTATAGGTTCAACAATTGGCAATTTCTTTATAGGTATTGGTCAAAAAATAGCAAATTGGTGGAACAAAGGATTAGAAGAATCTAAAGAATCGTTTATAAGTATAGGTCAATTTCTTTCTAGAGTAGTAGGTGGAGTAGGTACTTTCTTCACAGAAAATGCTGAACATCTAAGAAATGCTGGTAGTCAAATATGGAATCTTATAAAACAAGGTTGGAGCTTAGCATACGGTGGTGGCGCATGGGTAGTTAATTTCCTATGGAACATGTTAAGAACGATGGGTTCTACTATCACTAATGGCGCACAAACATTATGGCAAGGTTTAAAAACAGCATGGGATGAAAGTAAAAACATTACGTTTACAACTTGGTCTTGGATTAGTGGTTTCTTCAAAAGTATCTGGAATGGATTATGGGGTACGATAAGAAATATTTCTGGTTGGATCTGGAATAAAATTAAAACAATTTGGGACTTAGTAAAATCTAAAACCCTCACAACATATACATGGATAAGAGACTTTTTATTCAATATTTGGCAAAGTGTATGGGGAACTATACGTAATGTAGGTACATGGATTTGGAACAAAATTCGAAATACATGGAATTTCGTTCGAGAAAAAACTGCAACAACCTATAATTGGATTAAGAATTTCCTATTCAACATATGGCAGTCTATCTGGGGTACTATCAAGAATGTTGCCAATTGGATTTGGAATAAGATACGTAACTCATGGGACGCTGTACGCAATAAGACACAGACAACATACAATTGGATAAGAGATTTTTTAATCAATATCTGGAATGTAATTTGGAATAAAATAAAAAACACTGCAAACTGGATTTGGAATAAAATCAGAGGAACTTGGGATAATATCCGAAATAAAACTTCAAATATTTTCAATTCGATTTGGGGTACTATCAAACGAATTTGGGGATTAATTTGGGGTTATATAAAAGATACAGTTAACCGTATACGGAATAAAGTCGTGAATACTTGGGATAACATCAGAGATAGAATGTGGGAAATTGTCACTTCTATTAAAAATAATGTTGTTAACAAATTTAAAGACATGTATAACGGTGCTAAAACTTGGCTTGATAGAATTAAGAGTTATTTAATTGGTATCAAAGACAAGATGGCAAGTGCTGCTGCTGATTTAGGTATCAGCGTTGCTAATGCTGCTATACGTGGACTTAATAAAATGATAAACGGTATTAATAAAATATCTGAAGGTATCACGGATAAGAAATTAATTAACCCAATTAATGAAATCAGTGGTGGTTCGGGTACATTAGGCGCTCAACTATCAACTGGTACTGGAGCAAGTAAACAAGTTAAAACAGATAGTCAAGGTAGATTAAGACATAACACACTAGCAACAGTTAATGATAAAGGTCCAGGTAATGGTAAAGGTCGCAATGGTCATCAAGAATTAATCAGAAATAAAAACGGTTCAATGTTTGCTCCTAAAGGTAAAGATGTCCTAATGAATCTTAGAAAAGGGCAAAGTGTTATATCTGGTAGAGAAACACAAGAATTATCAAGTGCTGGTATGATACCTCGATTTAATAGTGGTACAGGGGCTTTAGGTAAGATTGCTGGTAAATGGGGCGCTAAACTAGCGAATACCAAACACCAAACAGAAGATGTAGCAGAGAACGCTAGTATGGCAATAGACGCAGCTAAAACAGCAGGTATCAAAGAAGGTGCTTCTGCTTTAGGTCACGGAATGGGTAATGTCATGAAGTGGGTAGATAAACCTAAAGAACTCGTTGAAACAATGATGAGTAAAATGGGTGTTAACTTTGATGGCATCGCTGGAGGTACAGGAAAACTTGTGAGAGGTGCTTATAGCAAATTAATACCTAACCTAATCGATAAAGTTAAAGATATGTTTTCTGAAGTAGAAGGTGGAGATGGCGATGCTTCATGGTTGTTAAATGGTAAGTATCCTCAACTTCAACCGTTCGGTAAATATATTGGTATGACTATGAACGGTACAGACAATCACTATGGATTAGACTTTGGTATGCCAACAGGTACTAAAATCAGAGCATTAACTGCTGGTAAGATTACACAAGCTGGTTGGGTTAATACTGGTGGAGGTAATCAGATAGAACTTAAAGAGCCTGGTGGCAAATGGTTCCAATGGTACATGCACATGAGCAAAGTTTTTGCCAAAGCTGGTCAAAATGTAAGTGCTGGTGACGTAATTGGTTTATCTGGTAATACAGGTTCATCTAATACACCTCACTTGCACATTCAACGTATGAAAGGTTATCCATCAAACGATACAGCAGTAGATCCAACAGATTGGTTAAAATCATTAACTGGTGGAGGTTCAGGAAGTGGTAAATGGAAATCTACAGTTAAGAAAGCCCTAGTATTAGCTGGATTACCAACTTCTAGTAGCTATGTAAACGCATGGCTTAAACAAATACAAACAGAATCAAGTGGAAACCCTAATGCTATCGGTGGTACTGATGGATATAATCATGGTCGTGCAAGTGGTCTTGTACAAGTTAAGCCAACTACATTCCAATCTATGAAAGGTAAGGGAATGAATGACATCATGAACCCACTTCATAACTTGGTTGCTGGTATGAACTGGGCTAAACATGCGTACGGTTCAAATATATTAGGCTATATTGGTAAAGGTCATGGTTACGCAAACGGTGGCATTGTTAATTCTCCACAAATGGCATGGCTTGCAGAGGGTGGTTTCAGTGAATCAGTTATTAGTCATGATCCATCTATGAAAGCACGTAGTAAAGTATTATACGATAAAACTGGAGACATGCTTGGATTTAATGAAGACACTGAACTATTACGTGAAATCATTGAACAAATCAGCGTTGGTAATCAACTACAATCTGTTAACAACAGAGATACAAATAGAATCGCTAACAAAGATTCAAATGTTTATATGGATGGAGACAAAGTAACTAAAAAAGTAAGCAGCAAACAAGGAAATATGGCGAGAAATGTAGGTTATAACTTAGGTTTAGGTGGTGTATAAATGACGTGTCAAAACAATAAATGGGTAAAATTAATGATGGAAAATGAAACGGTCAATCTCTTAGAGAATGACCGTTTTGACTTTTTAGGGTTTGATAAACCTGAAGTAAATGGAAAAACAGAATACAAAGAATTTAATGCTATAGATGGTGCGTTACCTTCTGTTACAACGTTCGGACCATTTGAATTAACATTAAAGTTTAGATATACCGGGTTAGATAGTATTGATCTAGAATTATTTTGTTTCGAGTTAGAACAAAAAATTCAAAAAGACAAACCATATTACTTAATTTTCAGTAAGATGCCAGGATTGAAATTTGCAGTGTTACCAACTCCTAAAGTGAAACCTTCGCCTTTTGCTATTAGATTTAGTGATATCGAAATAACTTTTACAGTATTTAAAGGATGTTCTGAATCCTTAATGACAACAGATGAATTTTCTTTAAATAGTGATCATTGGCAATTCGGTAATGGATTGATAACTGATCCAAATATAAAATATAAACATCATAAAAGATATTTTCAAATTTATAACGGTTCCTCGTTTAAAGTAAATCCTATTCATAGACATCAAATAATTACAACAATGAACATCAACGCACCTAATGGCTTTACGCTACACAACAAGACAACAGGCGATAAATTCACATACAAGAAAAAGATACGTGATACTGACACGTTGGTATTAAATGGTGTATATCCATTCAAGAATAAACAACATTGTGGTATAGACACCAACCATGAATATATAACGCTTGCTGAAGGATATAACGATTTCGAAGTGTTAGGTGATGGTGTAGAAGTCAAAGAAATCAAATTCACATTCAATTTTGTGTATAGGTAGGTGATGATATTTGGAAAATTTAATCGTATTAGACCGTAAGCGTACAATGGCTGAAATACTCATCGACTTTGATTACAGTTCGTTTAAATATGAGTATGAGAAGAATAACGAGCGTCAAATATCATTCACTGCTTATAAAACAAATATGAACGCTGATGTGTTCAACATGTTACAGAATGAGGCTATTTTACAGTGGAAAGGTCAAGACTATATTATTAAATCAACATCCGTTAAGTCGGATAACATTACGCTTGTCAATGAAGTAGTTGGCAAGCATATTTTTATGGAATTTCAAAATCATTATGTAGATAAAGATTTAGAAAACGAAGAAATGAACAACGATGACACAGAAGAAATTAAACCCAGTTATACACTGGAACAATATTTGGATTTTGGTTTTAGAGGTAATCCACTAGGCTTTAAATATGTAATTAAAGGCAACTTTAATAAACGTGTTGTGATTGATGAACTAGGCGATAAAAACGGTTTGGAATATTTGGTCGAAGGTGCAGAGTTATTTGGTTATATTTACTTTGCAGATAACAAAACCATTTATATATATGACGAGGCAACATTTTATGAACATTCTAATGAAGTTATTCGATATAAATACAATACAGATGATGTACAAGCGTCTGTAAGTACAACAGAAATGAAAACTTTTATTGAGGGTTATGGTAAGAAGAAAACTGCTAAAGAAACAAAGAACTACAACCCTATCAAGACACCAGCACTTACGTTAAAAGGTAACTTTATTAAAACAGGTACATGGCGAACAGAAACTGTTGGAGCGTCATTTGAGGTACAAGTCGACTGTCGTTGGGGCAATGAAACTTTAATGTTCAACTTTAAAAAAGGTGAGTTAGGTGGCGTATGGGATTTCTATTTAGATGATGAGTTCTATGAAACGATGAGTGCTTGGAGTAGAAGAACAGTTACTGAACCATTAGTCATTTCTAAAAACTTAACCAAAGGCAAACACACATTCAGAGGTGTATTCAAAGGTAAAGATTCAACTGTGAACTACAAAACCAAAAAACCGACTGGATATATAGGAACTGAAAAATCAAACATACTCAATTTGACAGCTGTGTTGAAAGGTAAGGAGATTTACCACTACTATGCGTCAGTTAAATCTAATAACTACGATGTATTCGGTCACATGAAAGCACCCACTGTGTTTGATGACAATGTTGGTAGTAAAGCAGAACTAGAAGAATTGTTACGTGAGCAATTGGTTGATGAACCAGTTATCGAAGTATCAACAAACTACTTAGGTAGCGAAGAAGATAAACATTATATAGAAAATGACATGATAAAAGAAAATTCTATTGTTTATTTAAAACATCAAGCGTTAGGTTTTGACACTGATCTAAAAGTTGTGAAGTTAACGGAAAGTCATCCACTTATGAATGAACCAGTTGAAATAGATTTCAGCAATGCACCTAAAGACATTATTCAAATACAACAACTGATTAATCGTAACATTAAAAATGTTAAAAGTGCCCTTAAATATGGTACGAGTACAACGGTTAACGTATCAAGTGGCGTCAGTTGGGTATCGACAGGAGTGGTAACAGTAGATGAGTAAAAATATAGAAATCAAAATGGCATCGGATAATGGCGAGCAATTTTATACACGAGCGCATGTTGATGGGTTAGATGGATTTGAAGAGTATTATCAAAACTTGTTAACAGTAGCCGACAACTTAGCGTCATTCCAAGCTGACCATATCCAAGATACAGGGTGGATGGATTATGAAGTTGGGACAGATGGTAAGAATGCACTCTATGCGAGTGATGGTTTTAAATGTGGAATTCGTCAAATACATTATGTGTATGGAAACGCTAAAACAGGACAAAGATATGTCACTCAAAAAATGATACGTGTGAATATCCGTAATTTTGCTAACGGTCAACAAGTTGCACAATTACCAAGTGGATTTATGAAATACACTCAAACATTTTACTCACGTTCTGGTAGTGGTAGACAACCTATTATGGTTGAAATTAGGACAAGTGGTGCAGTTAACGTTTATATAGATAGTGCAGACCAATCTGGTAGTAATAACGACAACTGGATATATGCACAATTCGAGTGGACAGAATAAAGGAGGGTTTAAATGGAACGATATAAAGATAATTTCCCTAGAAAAGTTAATGACCAGTTTAGGGGTAACGTGATACAAAACGCTAGAATGTCACAAAAAGATAGAGAAACTCTTAAAAAATTAGCAAGAGAATATCAGAAAGATAAACAATCAAGTGAAATAAAACATGGTAATTCTACTGTTGAAAAAGAATTGAAAAACTTACGTAATCAAGTAAAGTCGCAAATCATTGGTGCTAATGGCAATGCTACTGCCGAAGTAAAAGACATGCGTGTTGATACAAAAGGACAGTTACATGACCTTGCACAAGATAGATTAAACGAAGATTTTAACCGTATAGGTGGCATAGCAGACGCAGCAAAAGAAACGGCTGATGTGTTAGAAAATAAAATGAATACTGGTGCTTATTATAATGAAGTATCACATTTCAAAGGTCGCAAGTTTGATACAACGTATTATATAACGCATATTCCCCACTTAGACAGTAATGGCAATGTAATTAAATTAAAACGTGGTATTCAAGGTAATGACCCTAATAAACCAGAACATATCACACCATCACAATTTGCGAGAAAAACAAAAGCGACATTTGTGAGTAACGCCAGTACTGGTAGTGGTACACAATTAAAATTACATGGTCAACAAATATATAACGGTCAAATATTAGATAGTATTAAAGGTGATGAATATGACGCATTAAATGACAGATGGACACTAGCAATTGGCGATGATAACTCTTTAACATCATTCCCACCTGATGTACAAGCTAGTGAGATACGTAACCAAGGATATAACAATACTGTGAGTGGCTTTGGTCCTATCATTTCAGACGGCAAAATTATTGTGAAAGATGATGACTACAGTCCAAACACAATTGTAAGTCACCCAAGACAAGTGATCGCGCAATTACCAAACAAAGATTTAATATTCTTTAGTTGTGACGGACGAGAAAACAACACACATACCATGATAGAAAAAGGTATGACGTTACAAGAAGTAGCTGAAACATTACTCGATCATTATGACATTCAGTTTGCTTACAATATGGACGGTGGTGGTAGTACATCATCTGTTGTCCGTTCACATAAGTTGAATAAATCAATGGACGAGAATAAAACAGAAGAACGTAAAGTACTAGACTTCTTATATATCGGTCGTGATAGCGTACAGTTACGTGACCAAGATATGCAAAATGCTTACCAAGATATTGGCGAGGTAAGAGATATGGTGCAAGAAGTTAGAGGAATGTTATATAGTTTAAGACGTATAAGTGGAAAAGAATTTGGTTTAACAGGATATGATGGATATACTGGTTTCTTGTCATTTGATGATGATGGTAACCCTAAGAAAAAATTATATCAAGGTCCAGAAGGTTGGCGTTTTTGGGATTACGATGTGTCTCGAACAATATTCAGAATAACTGAAGATGAAGTGCAACATAACAACAGAGCATTGGCACGTAATTACAGTGCGCCAGAAAGCGTGAAAGATATAAATTCAGTCACATATGGTGGTACGTATCATGTACCGAGAAATGCTAAAGGTTCACCTTATCCGAATTTATCAAGTTCAATTGTTACGCACTATAATGTGTCTTATGCAGATTTTGACGATGCTGCAACTGCTTTCCAAACGGCTATTCCGTTTGCCAGAAGCACTAATTATAGAATGAAGCGCAGAACATATGCACAAGGCGCTTGGTCACAATGGTTTGACGTATAAGGAGGGTTTAAATGTATAACAAAGAAGGTCGTATACAGTTAGAAACAACGGCACATGTACAAAACAGATTAGATACGAACATACAATTTTATAATACCGATATAGGGACTGCGACTTAGTTTTCAATATAACTAGAAATGGTAGTCCTTTATTAGTAAGTTCAGAAAACGCTGATGTGTTCTTAATATTAAAAAATGGTAAGAATTACATTGTAGATAACGTTGAACCAATTGACCCTATGAATGGGCGTTTAAAATACACGATACCAAATGAGTTCTTAGGCTTAACAGGTAAGGTAAATGGTCAACTGTATATCGCAGTACATGGCAAAGAGGATATTGTCACAGAAGTAGAGTTTAGTTTTAAGATTGCTGATAGTTTAATCAACACAATACCAGCAGTTGATAAATTAAATGAAATACGTACGTTCCAAGAGTTCAGAGAAAGCATAATGACTACTATTAATGAAATTAACGAAGCATTAGATAATGGTAAGGACTATGTTACTCAAATGGAGGCTACTAAAGCTAGTGGTATGAAAGCGTTGAATGATAGAACAACGCAAGCAATAGAAGAAATCACAACCTTAGTTGGTACGTCCACACAAGAGATAACGGACTTAAAAGATAACACAATATCAGAATTAGATGACAAAGCTACACAAATTAAAAATGATGTTGAAGAACTAAATCAATATGATACTACTAATTGGCAGAAGTATAAATTAACCAATGATGATGGCACAAGTGAAATAGTATCTTTAGGTAATGATTTAGACGCATTAAGAACTTTAAAGCCTGGTTTTTATTACACAACAACCACACCTATTGGAACATCTTATAGTACTGAGTGGGCTAGCTCAACAGGAGGATATACAGAAGTTTTTGAACGTGATGGCGTAACTAAACAAATCATATTCAAACCTTACAACTCTAACCAACAATTCATTATGAGATACTACAATGAGTGGACAGGTTGGGAACGTATAAATCCTGACATGAGACGTAAATGGTTAGGTACATTAGGTACAGAAGGTTCACCTGCAAGCGTATTAGATTTAGACCCTGGTATTTATGAGTGTTCTATCCCAGCAGACGCTTTTACAGTAGACGCTCCACAAGACCCTAATGGTAGTGGATATATTGCTGAAATAGATGTAACAGAAGGTGCAGCAGGCAAACGTAAACAATTTAAATTAATTGCCAACGGAAGAAACAATGAATATAGAGGAACAGTTCACACATCAAATGCTGAAAATCCTGATGGTCAATTCATGGGTTGGAAAAAAGTACAGAACGAAGAAGAATACAATGCCTTATTCAGTGACACAGGCTGGATAGATTGGAATACAATGAACGGGGCGACTAAGCGAGAAACAGACAATCCGAACGCATTACAATGTCAAAGACGTATCAGAACGGTTAACGGTGTTAAGATTGCACATTTAAGAGTGAATGTGAATAACGTAGTGACACAAACAACATTCGGTAGTATTCCTGCTGATATGGTACCTAAAGTTCAAAACTTCTATATAAGAACGCCTGTAAGTATGAACCCAGCCGTACTATTTGTGGATATAGACGGCACACTTAAATTTTATTGTAATTTAAATGATACTTCTAAATGGTTACCAGGTCATTATATTATTGGAGAATTTTCATGGATAATTGACGATATTGGAGGTGGTCAATAATGCTTACCGTTTACTTATACGATGGTACACCTATTGATGTATGGAGTGATTACGACATACCAGAAAACAGTACGTTGATACCACCTACTGACGGTCTATATCAACCTATTAAGTTTGACCCAGAAACAGAAACATGGAGTGGTGGAGATGGTTATATTCCCGAACCAGAAGAACCGGAAGAGCCACCAACTACACCAGACCAAAACCTTATCATGATAGCACAGCTTAATATGACTGTAGCGAAACAGTCTAATTTAATCAAAGACCAAGAGAAGTTAATTAAGGCACAAAACCAACAAATAGCTGATAGCTATATGGCACTAGCTAAACAAAATAAAAAGAAAGAGAGTGATATTGATGGCAATGAGTAATGATATATTCCCACCTTTTTCTACTATTCAATATCTATACGACAACAATGCTTATACTGATCTAGATATTTATACATTTGTTGAACTTGAATGTTTAACCAAAGAACAATACAGAGAAATAACAGGGAAACCATTCCCGCAAGCAGTGGACGAACCAACAAACATTAATGTTCACGCACATTCTTACCAAGCAACAATAGAAGCAGAATAAATCACAAGGCGCTTACTTAGGTAGGCGTCTTTTTATATATAAATAACTTATAGAGAGTGGGTGTCAGATTGATTGATGACATGAGCAACGAAGATTTGAAAGACCCAACTAAATTACGTCTTGTCATTAAAGATTTAAAAAAGAATTTAAGTGATGCGAGAAAAGAATTATTGAAATTAGATACTGTCATTTCAGAAGATGAAAAGGGATTAAAATGGCTAGTCCATGACTTAATCGATGATGTTGAAACGATTGACGATAAATTAAATGGTTTATTAGATGCTCAAAAAGACACCCGTAAAACGGTAAAAAATACAATCCTTTCTGGGAGTATAGGGACTGCTATAACTATTATAGTGGGTTTCGTACTCAAACAGTTAGGCATATGGTAGGTGATTAAAAATGAGAAAACTAGCGACTATAGAACAGATTAATATTCTTTATGCACCTTACTTCGCACTCACATTATTTTTTGCTGAAGAACTGTTTTATAGAGAACAATCTGAATTATATAAGTCTTTATTAAAAGTGATACCCAGTCAAATTGGTTGGTGTATCTTCGCTTTAATTATTACTGGACTATATATACTGTCAATGTTCTTTAAATACCATGGTTTCATAATGTTTGTGAATGGTATAAGTGGTATTTTCTTCACACTAATTTCAGTAACGTATTTATTCACATATCCAAATATAGGATTAGCCATTTTTGCATTAGTTGGGTTTAAGAGTTTCCAAGAAGTTTTCAAGATAAGTAACAAACATGAACAAGACAAAACAGAGAAGTATAAGAAAGAAATTAACTCAAAAGGTTCTATTCATGAATACGAAAAGGAGTGATTAAATGGCTATATATAAAAATAAAGATATAGACGTAAGCGTTAATGTTAATTCTGCTGATAAAGGCAACATTAAGGCAAACTTTTATACAGAAGATAAAGGTACAGCGTCTATTAGGATATACCTTCATTGGTTAAATAAAAAACTTGATTTAAATTCTATTAATATGCAACCACAATTAGACCTATTTCACAGTGATGGGTCTATTTTTATGAATGAAAAAGTTGATATTATCCTAGCAGAACAAGGGTTAATTCAATATAAGATAACTGATCAAGTTATAAAACATCCAGGCATAGTTAACGCTAAGTTGTTTTTAAAGAATGAGAAAGAATCTATTCATGTCGCTAACTTCCATTTCGCGATAAAAGACAGTGGCGTTGAAGGTGCAATTTCAAAAGAAATTAATATCAACTTAGTAGAGGATACTGTTAAAAAAATAATGAACGAATCTCCAGAACTATTTAAGGGTGAAAAAGGGGATAAAGGAGAACAGGGTATTCAAGGTCCTAGAGGTGTTCAAGGTGAACGTGGTTTGCAAGGAGAACAAGGATTAAAGGGTGATACTGGTTCGCAAGGTATACAAGGGTTTAAAGGTGATAAGGGTGATAAAGGCGACACTACTCTAGCACCTCCTAGAATATACACGAGAGATGAGTACAATCAGTTAGAAACTAAAGATAGTAATACATTGTATTTCATAAGTGAGGTGTAAGGTATGACACGAGTAAAATTAGGAGATAAAAATATCCCGTTCATTTATCAAGGTAGCGAGTTGTTATACCCTAATCCTGTTAAAGATGGATTAGTGTTGTGGTATGACTTTAAAGGTATGACGAATAATGATGTAAGCAAAGATGTGGCTAAAGATTTGAGTGGTCATGGTAATAACGGAACACTTAAAAATTTTGCTTACAATAGTGAAAGTGGATATAACGAAGGTTTAAAGTTTGATGGAGTTGATGATAATTTAACGGTTGGCACAGCCACATCAATACGTACTATTGAAATAACATTATCATTTTCTAATAACAGTACAGGAGATAAAATTTTATTTCACGGAAATCATACCCTTGATTATTTCTATATCAACACAGCAGCACATTTTGTAATGAGAAACAGAAGAAAATCTACTGGTTCATATCAATTGAAAAGTATTAGTAATAGTACTGAAAGGGATTTTTCTAAAATCAAACACATTACTTTAGTTCAAGATAATTTAAAATGTGAAGTATACGTCAATGGTCTTTCAACAGGTATCATTTCAGATTACGCAGAGGAAGCAATTGATTTTAAATTAGTGAATATATTTAATTTCAATAATACGAAATCATTAGATGATACCTTAAAATCTATAAAAGTATACAACAGAATACTTACCGATAAAGAAATTCAACACAACTATCAATTAGAAAAAGAAAGGTGGAATTTATAATGAAATTTGTTATAGCAGAAATATCATTCTTTGAACGATTAGGATACAACACTAAGTACTGGCGTAAGTCAGTGGACGGTAAGAAAACGATTTGTCATCTAGAATATGCTGAAATACTAGCACATGACTTACACAACAATCCTAAAGTACAAATTGTAGACGCATCAGAAGCACAAGATATTATGGCAACAGAAGAGTGGACACAAGAAGAAGATATTTAAGCCTACCAAATACGGTGGGCTTTTTAATTTAAGGAGGAAATATAAATGAAAAATATAGACGCAGGAACACTCACAAGAATTATTGTATTAATGTTAGCTTTAATTAACCAGGGGTTAGCTTTAAGTGGCTTTAACCCTATTCCAGTAGACGAAGATGCACTTTACCAATTTATATCAATGGCTTTTATGGGTGTAGCGAGTATTTGGGCATGGTGGAAAAACAACCCTGTTACTAAAGAGGCTAAATGGGCAGATGAGAAGAAAGATAAATATAAAGCCGAAAAGAAAATGGCTAAGGCATCAGGCTACGCACCCGTGACAGAAGAACCAGTTGACGGATTAAAAAATAAATAAAAATTTAGGCAACCTTTTATGGGTTGTCTTTTTAATGAGGTGAATTAAATGGCAGTTACAAAAACAAAAGCACAAGCACATGCTTATATGAATAAGTTAGTGGGTAAAGGTTGGGACTTTGATAATGCTTATGGTTGGCAATGTTTTGATTTGGTTAACTTTTATTGGAACTATTTAACGGGTGGTCAATTATACGGATTATATGCTAAAGATATACCATTCAAAAATAACTTTAATGGATTAGCAACAGTGTATGAGAATACACCTTCATTTTTACCACAAAAAGGCGATATTGTTGTTTGGAATGGCAACTGGGGAGAAGGTGCAGGGCATGTAGCTATTGTGCAATCAGCAAATATTAATACTTTTGTTTCACTAGATCAGAACTGGTGGGGTGGTGGAGCAAATAAAACAGAAGTGGCACAATATATTAGTCATACGTATGATTTCCCTATGTATTTCATTAGACCACATTACAAAGCTAAATCTACAGTTAAAGATAAAGTAACAAGTGTTGTTAAACCAAACACTAAACCAAAGACTAAGAAGAAATTTGTTCTTGTGGCAGGTCATGGTTATAATGACCCTGGTGCTACAGGTAATGGTACGAATGAACGTGATTTCATTAGAAAAAATATCATTGATAATGTAGCAAAGTATTTAAGACAAGCAGGTCACACAGTTGCGTTATATGATAAGAAACAAGATATGTATCAAGATACTGCTTATGGTTATAATCGAGGTGATAAAAAGAAATATGGCCTATATTGGGTTAAGAACCAACTTAAACCTGATGGCGTCATTGAGTTTCATTTAGATAGTGCAAGCCCAAGTGCTAGTGGTGGCCATGTGATTAAAAATGCTTATGCAGCTGATAGTATTGATAAAGGCTTACAGAAAGCGTTAGAGGAAACAGTAGGGACAATAAGAGGCATTACAACACGAAATGATTTACTCAATGCTAACGTAGCTTACAGTGAGAATATTAACTATCGCTTAATAGAAATGGGCTTTATTACAAGTAAAAAAGATATGAATTATATTAAAAATAATCTTCAAGCCTTTACTAAAAGATTGGCAGAAGGTATTCATGGTAAACCTATTGGTGGTTCAGCAGCAGGTAATAAGAAAAAGATTACTTGGAAATGGCCTGGGCGATTTACTGCAAACACATTGATTAAAGTACGTAAGAACCCTGGACTAAAAGGGAAGCAAGTACCAAAATCTGATTGGATTCAATCGGATCAATGGGTAGATTTTATTTCAGTAACTAAGAAAGATGGATACTGGTGGCTACGTTTTAAATATCCAACTAATCCAGGTGGTGGTTATTTCTATTGTGCAGTTTGTAAGATTACAGATAAAGAAGAAAAGATTAAAAAAGAGAAGTATTGGGGCAAGATTAAGTGGAAGAAATAA